AAGGCTTGGTCAATAGTATTAGCCATTTTTTCAGTCCTATTATGAAGTTACAGTGTCAACGGGTGTCCGCTCTTTCACGTCAGCAAGGGTATCCTTTCGGGCCTTTCAGTGCATTACGGGCCGTAGTGATTCATTGTAAACAAGTTTTTTGGTTGGATTGCAACGCACAAACTCAACGTACTTGTAAGAGTTACGCTCAGTTACCCCAACAGCTTCAAAGCCAAGCCAAGAAGCCCAGTTTAAAATAGGCTCGTACTCAGCCAAAACACTCATGGTAATTATTTCTTCGGCTTGATCGAAGAAGTTTACTAAAAGCTTAGAGCCACGAGCTAGCGCATGAAAGTTTTGCTTTAAACCCTCAGAAAACATAGCAAACATTTGTGCGTCTTTAGTCCCATCGTACCAAAGTCCGCCAACCATTAGAAAGTTTTCGTCATTGCGCCTAGTAATGTAACACTCTGATGATTCGTGCATTTCATAAAGCGCTTCTTTTACATTGGTGTGGCCTATAAGGATTAGCTCTCGCTTATTCTCTGAGCTTAGGTTTTCTGCCACCTCGTCTATGTGACCAAGCGTAAACGGGGTGAGATAGTAATCACCCCGCGTTAGTATTTTAACCTCGGTAGATCTGTTTGAAACCTTCTTCGACCTGTCGAACGAAGCTAGGATCTCTGTCTCTTGGGTTGTGGTATCTTGGGTCATTCATCATCTCCACTAGTTTAGCCTCAGATAATCCAGCAGAAGATTGTGTGCTGCCAGAAAACGATCCATCTTTAAGGGCTTCCTGTATAGCCTCTAGGGCTATGATGCCTTCATGACTTTCGCACATGCGTTCAATTGCTGGCAAAGAATTTTCTGGAAAGAACTTCGTAGCAAACATAGACGCCGCTTCGATACGAGCATTAGCGTTTTCACCAAGCTGTGCAGCCTCGGCTTCTAGGTCAGGCCCATTACCCCCCATAGACTCGCCGTACATTTCGATGCCCTTCTCAAACTCCTCTTGAGAAAAGCCATTTTCAAACGAATGCTCTGACCACCACTTTAATAGGTCGTTATCCACTGATGCTTCTTGGTCAACGGTGTCTGGAAGTTGATAGTCACCAGCAGTTTCTGGACGGTTTCCAATTGCTTCTGCCTGCAACTCCTCCATAAACTTAGCTTTAATGTCTTCATCCTTAGTGCCAAGCTTAGACTCAAGCTCCTTGTATGCTTTGGCTAGGTCTTCACCGCTGCTATATTTCTCAGGAAGCCAATCAGGCTTCTCGTCAACTGGTGACGCTACGTCAAAACCTTGTGACGCTACGTCACTTACTGGTTCGGCCTCAACTGTAGGCTCGATAAGTGATTCACTCATTTGTTTTTGCTCCGATGTGCGTGTGCAATACGTTGTTCGATAAGGCCAACAACATAGCGCTGACCCTCCAAGTGCCGTAATTCTTCTGTTGTAACATTAGGCCCATTAACCATTTCAATAGTAATTGAGCGAAGATACTTCAACACTGCTTGACCAGTAGGGGTCTGATATATTTGAGCAATGTTTTTACTTATCTGGGTATCAGCCGCTTTATCACGCTGATACCCGTCAATTCCGATGTTTATCTTGTTAGCCAATAGGGGCCTCTTGTTGTTGCTGCGGTTGCTGCATCTGTTGTTCAGCCATTTGCTGCGCTAGTGCAGCTATTTGCTTACGCTGATCCTCATCACGAATCAAGCTTTCAGGTACACCAAACTTTTTAGCTAAATGTATGGCGGTTTTCTCACCATCTACCAGCAATTGCAACATTTCTGGGCCAAACACCCCACCAATTAGCTCCAAGAATCTAGCAACTGTAGAAATATCTTGGTTCGACTGCGCTTGTGCAAGCGGAGAAACGGAACGAATCTTAACTTCACGACCATTTATGGTAGGAACTTCAATGCGTCCCTGCTTTTTAAGTATGTAAACCACACGCTGTAGCAGAGGTTGCACCAACTCTGCCTGCAATCTACCAAAAGCAGAACCCATACGGCGGGAAAGATCAGCCATACGTTCCGCAACTTCTGTTGCAGTGGCTGGTGTTTTGTTAGGATCGCCAAGCATATCATTATATAGCGCACGTTTAATGTTTAAACGCATGTCGCTAAGAACTAGCTGGGCAACATCAAAGTTACCTGCTGCTTGTATTGGCTGCAATCCAGCAGAACCCATAGCTTTAGGTATGATAGATCCTGGAACGAGTTGTATAGTATCTACGTTCATGACACCATCATCGTCAATTTGATAGACGCCAGATATAGCCATTTGAGCGTTTTCTAGGATAAGCTCAATGGTTAAGTTTGTTGTTTTAATAGAAGATAGCGCGTTAACTAGTGGGCCACGACCATAGACTTCGCCAGCGCACTTCGCCCAGCGGAAGCATATGAATGGATTAGAGCCAGATCCACTTATCTGCTTGGAATAAAGCAGGGTTTTTGTGTCCATACATATACCATAGTGGAAGTAAGCTTCTTCATTCTTCTTAGAATAGTCCTTGCACACTAGTTCAAGCACAGTTGTCTCTAAATCCCTGCCCATTTTAGCCATAACTTTAGGGTCAAAGGTGGCTTTTGGATACAATTGAGACAACTGATCGAACTGAATATTCTTACGCTCACGGTAAACGTGGTCAATCTTGTCGTCTGGGCCTGTGTCCAACACAACATGCGGCAAAGGAATGGCGCTAAAGTTAATAGGATTAAGGGCATCTCCCTCTTCTACGCACAAAACACCAGTTCCAACTGCAAGATCCATAAAGGATTCATGCACTTCTTGGCTAAAGTTAGAGTTCTGTATAACCTCAAAGACGTAATCAGTTACATCATCAAGTTCATTATCAATAGCTTCACGTTCTTCTTTAGGAACTTCGCTACCTGACATAAGGTCGGCCCATCGTGCAAAGTTGGGAACAATGCCTGATTGCAAGCGGCTAGCAAACTCTTGCACACCGACTACAGCAGTCTCGTCAAAGATTTTATCATCACGCCGTTGGCCTGCATCTTCTGTGTAGAAGGACTCACGTTGAGGCAGCGCATACTCATAACACTCTTCAAACAATGGAACCCACCGTTCACGAAATGATTTAGCTTTTTGATACTTTTGTAAATACTGCTTTGCAATCTGATCCATTAGTCAAACCTACCCAAGAATCCTTGACCGCCAGTGCTAAATAAAGACTTTCGGCCACTTCCACCACGCATGTTTTTGTTAGTATCGCGTGAGCTAATCGCTTCACTTATGTCGTCACGCTTTTGATTGGCTCGGCGGGACGCTTCGTCTGCCCCTACAACATCTGCCTCAACTCTTGCTTCGGCTGCGGCTTCATTTTCTTTTGATGGGATGGGTGCAGCGGGTGCTGATGATCCAAAACACATGATAATTCTCCTTATGTTATCTCTCGTAAGCACAAAACGGGATAAATCTCAATGCACAAACTATAGCCTAGCCCACAATCCCTGCCTTTTGCGCTGGTTGGGCTTGCGATTAAACACATCAAAGTCCCTTTTTGCAATGCTAGCAACTGCTGGTTTCTGATTATTCATCAAAGCGCGGCCTTCACCAGCGCCAAGAAACAAGTATTGTGCTGCGTCATGTACGTGAGAGAACATATTCTTATCAGGCTTATCGTCAAAGCGCTCACCTGAAACTTGCATTCTCTTATATGCGTAGCCTCCCTCAAATCCCTTAATGAGTTGAGTGCATCGCCTGTCAATTAATAATGCTGGCTTACCTTCTATCATCTTGGTTAGCTGGGAGGATACAGCTTCAAGTCGAAGGTCAACAGAGTTGGAGGGCGCTGGGAACGCTCTCAAGCCAGCCCCGCGCATGATGTGAAAGGGAGTAGACTCATCAGTTTGCGCGCGGAAATCTCCTGAAGGATCGCCATATATTATGACTTCACCCGCAGCGGCAAACCTTGTTGCCAATTCTTGTCGTAGAACCTCTGAGAATCTAACGATGCCCATGTCAATTGCTACAATTTCTGCTTGTAAAAACCACCTGCCACGGACTTTTTGCCCAATAACAGCGGCGGGAGTAAGCCCAAAGTCCACTCCAACGTACAAAGGGACGTTAGCGGCTACTGGTATTTCCTCTTTTGCAACGTGAACTTCTGCGGCGAACATAGGATACACAGGTTTTCCTTCTTGGATATGGCCCAGTCTATTCATAACATAGACATCAATCCATGATTTAGTCTTACCCTGCACTAGATTTGGGTAGTAACTCTTCATCATGTTCTTTTGATTCTCCGCTCCCTTGCTGGGAACGTATCCTTCTATCTCACCTTGCTCGTCTTTTGTCTCAACCATGCCAGAGGGCTGGGTATAGAAACTCCAATTAGTCGGCTTGACCAACATCTTAGCTTGCTCACGCGGTATATGATCTGGGATTGGAACCTCACCAGACATAATCGGCCACCAGTGATCCTCTTCGGGAGCGTTGGTATCGGCAATAACGCCAGTCCAAGAAGGGCCACCATCACGCATAGAAGGGTAACGGCCAACGCGCATCGTACAGGCATCAATAATGCTCTTAGGAATCTCCCTAGCCTCATTAATCCAGATACCAGTAAGCTCCAAGGAGAGTAATTTTTTAACATCTTCTGGCCTATCTAGGGCAAGGAATAGAACCTCTAGTTCTACGTCACCTTTTTTAATATTGTGAGTGTAGGGAACAGACCAAGTAAACTTCCCCCAATCAGCTTCGGGAAACCAATCCAACCAAGTCTTAATGGTTGTTGTTCTTAGCTGTGGGTTGGTGTTTCGTATGATAGCCCAACGGCTTTTACGCTTTCCATCGGGTGATTTCTTTTGTTCAAGAGCGCGGCGGAATACTTCGACACAGCAAGCAACGGATTTGCCTGAGCCTACGGGGCCTCTTATTCCACGAAAAAATGTTTGATCCTTCATGAAGTCCTTAATGGTAGCTCCATCAGGCTTATACTTAAAATCTGGCATTACTTCTTAGCTTTTTCAATTCTCTTTGCAACAATGTGCGCTTTTTTAAATGACATGCCAGCCTGCATTGAGCTACTCATGCTCTTCATGTGGCCTGCCGTATGATGTACTTTGTGTTTTGCCAGCGCTCTAACTTGAGCCTTTGTTAGTTCAGACATTTATTTAACCTTACTTAGTAGGGTTTTCTTTTTTTTCTTAGGAAAGCCAGCCTTCATATTAGAGTATGACTTGTCACTAATGGTAGACTTGCTCTTAGAACGACTAGTCCCTGCCTTTTTACGAGCATTCATATTTGCGTAAAGACTCATTACCTTAATCCTTTATCAACACCAAACTTAATCATGCGCTCTACAATCTCAGGGCCAATGCTATCAATCAACTTATCAACTTCGTGATCTGTAACAAAAGCTTTACCGTGCT